GGACACCTACATTGACACGGCATACCGTCGCGGTCTGCGGAAGGCTACAGTTGACATCAAGCAGGCAGGGGGGCAAGTGTCTCCAACCTACATCGAGTCAGCCTTCCTACGTCCGGTCCATGCTGATCGTGCAGGCATCATTTATACGCGAGCTTACGACAGCCTCGTCGGCATCACCACTGAGATGGACAGACAGATCAGCAGCGTGCTCGCAGAGGGCATAGCCAACGGCAACAACCCACGCAAGATTGCAGCTGCGATCGTGGACCGCGTTGACAAGATCGGTATCACTCGTGCGCGGATGATCGCTCGCACAGAGGTCATAGCTGCCCATGCTGAAGCCAAGCTGAACACCTACGAGGATGCCAACATCCAAGGCGTAGGCCTAATGAGCGAGTGGCTCACAGCCAACGATGGCAAGGTCTGCGAGGAGTGCGAGGCTGCTTCCAACAAGGGTCCATACACCGTTGAGGCTGCTCACGGCATGATCCCGCTGCATCCTAACTGCCGTTGCACTTGGGTGCCATTCATCATATCTGGTAAGGAGATAGAACTCCAATGACCATCAAGACTAACAAAGCTCCATGCGGCTGCGGCTGTGACGGCAAGCCCAAGGACGAGGCCCCAGCGATGATGCTGCTGCGAGCCAACCTGTCCACTGGGGCGCGTCGGGAGATCTTCCTTGGCAAGGAGCACCTCGTTGTGCCCCTCGTCATGCTGCGCCAGACGGTAGTCAACGGTGCACTGGTCACGTTGAGCGAGCTTAAGCCACAAGGCTGGAATGGCGTGCCAGTGACCATCGGCCACCCCAACGTCAAGGGCGCTATGGTGCCTGCGAACTCTCCTAAGGTGCTTGAGGCATGGCGCGTGGGCCACATCTTCAACGCACACCTAGATGGTGACAAGCTCAAGGCTGAGGCATGGATTGACGTGGACCTCGCAGAGCAAAGCTATCCAGGGATAATCCCCCTGCTGGAGGGGGGTCTCGAGATGGATGTTAGCACTGGTTACTTCAGTACTGACGTTCCTGAGGTTGGCCTATACGATGGCAAGCCTTACTTCCAAGTGCACAAGGACCTAAAGCCTGACCACTTGGCCCTTCTTCCTGATGAGGAAGGAGCCTGCAATTGGGCGGATGGATGTGGGGTCCGCGTTAACCAGAAGGAGAACGGCATGTCTGACAAGCCGGAGAATGTTAGCCAAGAGGAGCTGGCGGGCATTGCTCGCTTCTTCAAGGCTTTCACCAGTCATAAGCCTGCCACGAATGCTCGTGGTGAGGACGACGACTTCCGTCAGATGGTTGCGGACCTGATCAGCAATGATGCAAGTCCGTTTGTGCCAGACGACGAATACGCCCTTCGCGACATGAGCTACGATACGCTCAAAGCTATTCGCGACAACTATCTACCGAAGACCAACTCGAAAGGAGCCACTGAAATGGCCGACAAAGAAGACAAGGTCACTCCGGTGACTGCTGAGCAAGTGACTGACATCATCACGAATGCGCTCAAAGCGACGCTGCCCCCAATGGTCAATGAAGCAGTTGACACAGCCCTGAACGCGAACAAGCGTGCTGAGCTGGTGGCTGGCATCCACGAGGCCATGGGCATCGAAGTTGAGGAGCTGCAGAAGCTCTCCACCAACGCGCTCGAAGCTATGGCCCCTAAAGCCGAAGCTAAGGTCAAGTCCAATGCCAAGGCCGACATGGCTGGCAAGGGTCTCAAGACCAACGGTGATGATGGGGAGAACGTGAAGCGTTTCCCTGGAATGGCAACCAACGGCAAAGTAGCCGAAGACAAGAAGGAAGCTTGATATGACAAGCGAGACCGATCCAAAGACGATCCTGCTTCGGGGCGATCCCGTTGCAGCTGAAGGGGTTGCCGCTGGCGCAATCACTCCAGGAATGATGGTCAGCATTGTCGGCACAACAGCATCCTCTGCTGTCACTGCTGCTACTGCTGGCTACATCGCGCCATCAATTGCACGTGAGATGGAACTCACAGGCAAGGGCATCGACGATGACTATGCTGCTGATGACCAAGTACTGGCTTACACGCCACGTCGCGGTGACCAGTACTATGCCATCCTCGGCACATCTCAGACCATCGCAGCAGGCGCTCTGCTCGCATGCGGTGCGACGGGTTATCTGGTTGCTGTTGGCTCTGCTGCTCCGGTCGCACGCGCCCTCGAAGCCGTAACAACTACGGGTGCAGTGGCCCGCATCAAAGTGGAGATCGTGTAATGAACGATATGTCTCAAGGCGGCACCCAGTTCATGGGTGCTATGATCGGTGGCGAGCTCCCATTCTCGCTTGACTCCGATGGCCGCATCAACATCAACGCCTCTCGTACGTTCTTGGACGAGGACGGTGAGTCGCGGATCATCACTAACGCGGAAGGCGATTCACGCCTCGTGACGAACGCTGGCCTGCTTCAGTATCAGGAATGGCTTGAGATTGACCGTGCGGTCACTCAGACAGCCAACCTGCGATTGACAGGCATCGCCGACTTGCGTGGCCGTGGCCTGACGCACTCGCTTGGCTCCATTGGCCAGACAGTATCGCTCTGGGATTCAGTGTCGTCCATGACGCCTGCTCAGATCGACATGTCCGGTCTGACAGCTGGGGAAGAGGATACCATCGCGTACGCTCAGTCCCAAGTGCCAGTGCCTATCGTCCACAAGGACTTCCGCCTCAACATCCGTCGCCTTCAAGCGTCGCGCATGTTCGGGGAAGCAGTCGACACGACCGCAGCTAACGTTGCATCGCGTCTGGTTGCGGAAGCCTCTGAAGGTATGTTGTTCAGCGGCAAGGCCATCAAGGTGGAGGGGGGCACGATCTACGGATATCGCAACTTCCCTGCACGTGCACAGGTCGACCGTACTGCTGACTGGTTGTCTGCTACGCCTGCCCAGATCAAGGGCGACGTTCAGGCCATGCTTGCAGCTGCGCGGACACGTCGTTACTATGGTCCGTTCTGCCTGTACATCCCCCCAGAGTGGGAAGGTGTGTTGGACGAATACTACCTCGTTGGCGACGACACAGCAGGCATCACGTCTGTTGGCCTGACGATCCGTCAAGCTCTGCTGAACCTCTCCGGTCTGGCTGAGATCAAGGTCGCTGACTTCATGGGCGCTACTGGCGAAGCCGTGATGGTCCAGATGACCAACGACGTCGTTGATCTTGCCATCGCTCAGGACGTGACTACCTTGTCATGGTCTGCTATGGGCGGCATGCAGGAACGCTTCAAAGTAATGGCAGTATGGGTGCCACGTCTCAAGGCCGACTACGACGGTCGCTGCGGCATCATCCACCTGCGTCCGGCGTAAGGAGTAACTGAGCATGGCAAAGTACAAGATCAAGGCTGGCACTTGGTTCGACCGCAAGTTGGGCAAGTGCATGGTGCGCGGCGATGATGTCGAATTCACCGAGAAGCAGGCTATCGCTTTCGGCAAGAGCAACCTCGTCTCCTACGCAGCCCTCGAAGCTGCTGAAGCTGAGGCTAAGGCTGCGGCAGAAGCTGCTGAAGCTGAGGCTAAGGCTGCGGCAGAAGCTGCTGAAGCTGAGGCTAAGGCTGCGGCAGAAGCTGCTGCAGAGGCTGAGAAGGCTTCCAAGAAGTCTGGCAAGTGAGCCAACAGGAGAGGCTGTAATGGCCTCTCCTTCAACCTAGGAGAGCGATGATGGCACTAGTAGCAACGGTTGGAGCGGCAGACGCTAATAGCTACGGCACCCTTGCCGAGGCTGAGCTGTACTTTGCCGATCGTCTCTTCACAGACGCATGGACTGCCTTGACCGATCCGCAGAAGACAGGTTTGCTTATCTGGGCTACGCGTATCGCAGAGAACCGAGTGTCCAACGAGTGGCCGAAGGAGCAGCTTCCGAATGACGCTACCATCCGGATCCTGTCGGAGCTCAAAGGCGACGATGATTGCTTTGTTGTGTGGACTGGTTCCCCAGCAACGGAAGTTCAGGCGCTGGCTTGGCCGCGCACGAACATGAGGAACCGCAATGGATTTACCCTTGCTGACGATGTCATTCCTGACCGTCTCAAGGAGTGGCAGTTTGAGATTGCTCTCAAGTACGCTGCCGAGGACCGCACAGTTGAAAACTCTGCTGGTGCGCAAGGTCTGGTCGGCCTGAAGGCTGGCCCAGTGGACCTCAAGTGGGCACAGGGCGCTCCGAACCCTAAGCTCATCTCTGGGGCAGTAATGCAATCGCTCGTGCCTAGCTGGTGGTATGCCTTCCAGCTGGACTACAGCACGCAGATCAAGTTGGTAACTCTCTGATGGCAGGCTTCGCTGATCTTGTAACCAAGGGTGTCGCACTCGCGAACCAGCTCACATCGACCCTTCAGGTTGGCGTGAGCTATCAGGCATGGACAGGCATCAGCGCTATGGGCGACTACACCTATGCAGCTCCAGTCACGGTTCAGGCGCTGGTCGAGTTCAAGCAGGAGCTAGTTGTCGACTATGCGGGCAACGAGGTCGTGAGCATGCATACGGTCAACATCCTTGAGCCCATTGCTGGCAACGGCGCTGAGGGAAGAACAGAGCCTCTGGATCCCCGCGACATCTTCACGCTGCCGGACGGTAGCAGCGCTAAAATGGCCACCTCTGAGACCCTCATAAACCCTGTAACGGATGCTGGTTACTACCACGTCGTGAAACTGGGAGCTGGCAAATGATTGATGGCGAGATGGTAGGCCTAGATAAGGTGATGCGGAACCTCAACAAGGAGATCAAAGGCATAGAGAAACGGAGCCAAGTTGGCATCCTGAAGGCTGGCTTCTTCATCGAGGGAGAGGCAACTAAGAATGCCCCCCTGTTCACGGGCAACCTTCGCGGCAGCGCCTACACGCGCAGTGTGCCAGAGGGGGGTGTTGAGGTTGGGTTCGAAGCTGAGTACGCTCTGTGGGTTCACGAGATCGAAAAGGACTACGGAAACGGCGAATGGAAGTATCTGCAGCGTGCCATAGATGAGAATGAATCAATCATTCTAGACATCATTAGATTGGAGGCCAAAGTTGACTAGATCCGCAGCAGAGTTGACCTCTCTGGCCATCGTCACAGCTGGCCTTGGCACAGATCCCGCGTCCGCTGGCCTGTGGCCAGTGTATACATCGCGTCAACCAGATTCAGATCCGGTCGAGGTCATCACCACCTATGACACCGGAGGGCGTGACCCCCTACTCACGGAGGAAGGCTTGCGGAGGCCGACTGTCCAAGTACGCGTGCGGTCCGCCCAATATACCGATGGCTGGCAGAAGGCCAATGCCATCTACGAAACCCTTAGCACTATATACGGTGAGGCCTATGGGACCGACCGTGTGGTTGGGTTCGCCGTAAAAGGCGACGTGCTTTACGTGGGCCACGATTCAAAAGATCGTTGCCTGTTCACTATCAACTTTGATCTTACAAGGGATATGTCTCAATGAGCGCAGTAGGATATAACGGAGCGGACTTGATCGTGCTTATTGGCACGGTCAAGATCGCAGCAGTACGCACCAAGTCCATCAACCAAGAACGCACCAACGTTGACGTCACGACCGACGACAATGATGGCTGGTCACGGCATCTGCCGAAGCCAGGAAAGCGTGGCTTCAACGTTGAGGTCGCTGGTGTGATTACGTCTGGCAACGAAGACACTTTCAACGGTGTCGGCGAAGAAGACTTCTTGGCGATCGAGATTGAGTACCCCAACGGCGATAGCATCGCTGCTTCTGACGGGTTCTTCCTCGGCAACATCTCACAGAGCGCAGCCTTCGATGGCTCTGTAGAATTCACTGCGTCGCTGATGAGCAGCGGCACGGTAACCTTAACCCCAGCTGTCTAAGGAGGGCACTATGGCTATCACCAAGACCCTAGACATCAAGATCGGCGAACACTCCTTCGAGGTCCCAGTCACGTTCCGCGTGATCGAGATTGCGGAGGCGGTGTTCGACTGCACTGCCGACCAAGTCATCGGCTACCACCTGATCGACGCGAGCCGGATCAAGCGAACCTTGGTTGGCCGCGTCATCAGCCAGTGGGTCACTCCTACCAAGGACGCGTCCCGTCAAGAGCTGTACGAGAC